CGTGAAGCTCCTCGATATAGTCATTGGAGGGTGCGCCGCCATCGCCATCATCGTCGCGGCCGAAGGAGACCCACACCTGCATGCCCTCCGTGATCACCTGGCCGCTCGCACGTGCCCGGCCGGTGTCCACGGGGATGCGTTGCTGCGCAGGCAGCAGGATTGAATCGTGCGCCTCTGCCGCAACGGCGTCCGTGATCCGCACGCCGACGGTGTGCAAGGCGATCAGGTCAAGTGGCATCAGAACCAGACCTTTGTGGGGCTGATCGCGGGCTCATTCAGGTCCAGCTCCACCGCGATAATGACCGGGGTCGTCTGATCGGGAAGACTAAGCCGGTCATCATCGCCGACGCGCGGTGCGGTGCCGTCCGGTTGATAGGCCAGTACCACGTAGCCACGTGCGCCTTGCAGTTCGCCGGCCGCATTGACCACCGATGCTTGCCGGATCACCAGCAGGGCGTCGTAGTCAACCGGCGGACCAAAGGAATCGTCACCGAACTGATCACGGCCCGTGAACGGGGCAATCGTGACGCGGTCGATACAGAAGCGGTTGAACTGCACCTGCATCACCATGACGGCATCCGCAGGCATGTTCGCGGTCATCAGTACAGCCCCGGCGGCTCAAGCTGGTTCGCCTGTTCCATACAGTGGGTGTAGACCGATGTGGGATCGAACATGTTGCCCTGCGTCGGACTGGCGCGGAAGCGGTTCGCCGCCTTGCGGGCCTTGACCCGCCAGCATTCAGCGGCAGCACGCTTGACATCGTACGGCCCGCCCGTCGGCACCGCGGCCGCCCACGTAATCGTCCCGTCCTGCACGTATGCCACCGGGTTGCGGCTGCTCGCGGGGATGAGCCACGTTGGCTCGGTGTCACCGGAGACACCGGGGAAGCCAGCGCCCGTGAAGTCCGGGTCCGAAGAGGCCCAATACGGGCCCTGTGCGTGCGTCAGTGGCACGTACGCCCAGCCATTGGGTATGGTCGGCGTCACGAGCACATCCGGGTAGTACGTCGTCGCCGCCGTCCACGTGCGGAAGCCCATGGTACGGAGGATTGCCGAATCGATCTCCGCGTCCGTGAGCACGGGGTCAAGCGTCGGTTCGCACAAGGCGACAACGGCGTCGTGGACGTCGGTCGGGATGGACATGGTAGACCCTACTTCTTCGTCGGCTTCGGTGTGGCAGGACCGGACGGGCCGCCAGGAGCGTGCCCCTTGTCCTCGGCTTCCTCAGCTGCCGCCGGACGATCTGCCAGCGACGACGCGGTGCCCTCTTCGCCCTCAGACGGTGCGGTGCTGTCGTCCGTCAGCCCATACTTCGCCGCTTCCTCGTCCGTGATCGTGCCGCCGGCGGCAACAACGAGGGTCGCGGCGTCGGGGCTGTCCTCGGGGACGACGTTGCCCTCGCTGTCGGCGTATATCGCGGTTTCAGACGTGTACATCGGTGTCTCCTCCGTGATCTGCGTGATGGTGATGGACCCGCCGGTACGTGATCGCTCGTGCTTGCCGAGTGGGTCACGGACGCCACGCCCCGGACCCACCCAGAGGCGCGGCATCAGCTTTGGGTGCCAACGACCGTCCAGACAATCGTGGATGTGCCGTTGGTGGCCGTGCAGATGTAGAGCTCGCCCGCCGTCGTGTCCGTGTACAGCGATCCGACCGTGGCGCTGCCGAGGCCAGTGACGTTGACGGTTGGCGCGCCCGCACCGGAGGTGCTGCTGAGCGTGGCATTACTCCCGGCGGCCATGCGCTGGCGCGAACCGGGCATCGTGTTGCTAGCGTTCGGCGGCATGTATGACATGCGCGACTCCTTTCAGGAGGCAGTATGCGTAGCGTTGCACAACTAACTAGGGCAGACCAGTCACTGTGCAAAAAGCTAGTGGTCTGTAAACTGCTAGCGCGAGACGCTCTTCCGCCCTGATGGTGATGAGGTTCTTCACGAAGTCATCAACGTTAGAGTTTGTCGTCTCCAGCGTGATGCCCTGCCGGCGGAAGACCTGGGCACCGAGCTTGAACGCGCCCACAAAGGCGGTGTGCTGGGTCTGGGCGACCGTGGCGACCACCGGCAAGCCCCAGAGACGATTGGGACCGGGATCGGCCGGATGTCCCCAGATGTAGATGCCATCGGCCGTCTTGAGCAGTTTGACGTTCTGCCAATCGAACGGGTTGAAGACGACACCATCCGCCTGGAAGAAGCCGACTGAGGCAATCTTCGTGATCGCCTTGAAGACGGCATCGGGGAGGGGGTCGGTCCCGGCGGCCTGCGTCTGAATGCCGGACGTCGTTTCGATCCCCTGGATGTTCGGCGGTGTGCCGTTACCGAGCAGGATCTGCGCTTCCTCTTGCTGCGCGACCATGAACTGCAAGCGGTTGTTGACGTAGTCGCGGATGACCGGGAAGTCGCCGAACATCTCGTCGGTGACCTTCCCAGTGACGGCGATCTTGCGCACCGGCGCGTCCACCTCGGAGGTGTCGAAGGCCGCTTCCGGTTTCGTGCCGCCCTCAGCAACCGTCGTGGCCGCATTGGTGTACGTGTCCTCACGGACATAGCGGATCGTATTCATCGTCGTCTCACCCTGGGAGATGAGATCAGCGATCGTGAGCGCCTGCTGTCCGATCATCACCATGCCCGGCTGCCGGTCGTACTCCGTCAGCGTGGACACGGCCGTCGTGAACGTCGTCTTGGCAGCGAAGCCGAGTTGCTCCGGCACCTCAAAGAATGCCTGCTGCTGGCCGCCACCGGGGCGCCAGGTCTTGTACGCCGCGCTCTCTACGAACCGCTCACCGAGTGACTTCGTGGCGGGCGTGCTGCCCGGCGTCGCACCCGGATCATCGGCCGATCCGCCAGCGAAGGGCACGGGACGCACGATGCGGCCGAGATCGCCGAGGGCCTTCCGGTTCTCCTCATCAATGGCGGCGAGTTCCGCCGCCTGTTTGTACGCGTCGGCGATTGGCGCCAGTTCGTCTTCACGCCGGCGCACTTCCTGCACCTGGTCGGCGGAGAGATCTAAAACCTCGGACCCATTGACGATCTTTCGGTGATCGTCGAAGAGTTTCTTCAGTTCGCCGCGCTTCTGTTGCAGTTCGCGGTCCAGTTCAACCAACGTCGGCATGGTGATTGCCTTTCTTCGTTATGCGAACTTCACGCCGAGGGCTTCTGCCTCGCGTTCGAGCATGCGGAGGTACAGTTGCTCCACCTCGGTGGTCTTCTTCGCAGCGGGCTCAGTCTCATTGAGGAGCGCCTGCATCGTGGCGATGTGCGTCCCCATTGCCGCGTGCGCGGTCTGCATTTGGGTGTGCATCTCCCGCAGTTTCTTGCGATTGGCTGCGGAGAAGACACGCCCCGACTTGATGCGCAGTTCGTTGATGGCGAAGCCGCGATCTATCGCACCTTTCACCGCAGCAAGCGCGGTTGTGAGGTGCCTTTCATACGACATCGTGGCAGGCACGATGTCGGCATCACCTTCGGTGGCGTCGTCAACGTCGGTCGCCGTGACGTAGGTCGTGACGCGAACGACGCTCTCCTCCGGCCCCCAGACGATGTCATTGCCCGCGGTCACCTGATAGGTGCGCCGGAAGAGGTCTTGCTCGTCTGCATAGACCACGGCATCGTCGAAGACGTCGCGGATCACGAGGCCCGGGCTCCATGCGTTGGGATCATCATCGTCGTCGGGAAAATCCTCGTTCAGTTCGTCCTGGAGGAGCCTGCGGAGATCGTCGTAGGACATGCCCGACGGCAGGGCTTTCGTATGGTTGGCAGGGTGCAGACCGAGCAGCGCGGGCAGGGATTTCATGGCGATGGCACCGTTGCGCGGCTCCGCTGGAGATGGTGTGAGCGATGCTTCGGCTATTGGCCAGTGGGTGATCTCGCGCACCGTCGCGCCATCTTTTGTCTCGACGGACTTGCGTGCGACAAGGTGCGCCGGCGCACCCGATGACCAGCCCAACTTCCCTTTGGCCGCGAGGCCCGCGATGGCCTTCTCGTACTCGTCACGGAGGTTCAGTTGTGCCTCGACCCAGATGCCGATCGCGTCCGTCTTGGCCGTGAAGCGACCGATCTTCGTGACGCCCAGCTGCTCGTCCAGTCCGTGCGCGTAATAGACCGAGCGCGTGTCACCGTCGGCGAGGTCGTAGTCGGTGTCCTTGGTGAAGTACTCACCCGTGAGGTCAGGGCTGGCCGCATCGGAGAAGGTGATGAGATACCCGCCGACGCGACCCTCGCCCAGGGCTTTGACCGCGCCACCGAACATCACGAGCGTATCGTTCATCTCACTGACCCCCTCAGCCTGTGTGCGTGAGCAGTAACGCCACGGCGACGAAACAGAACGCGAGCGATTGGATGCGGCCGCCCCATGCGCCGTATGGCTCAGGAGCCCAACCGAGGAAAAATCCAATCCCGAAGATCACCGCCGCGATGAGGTACAGCACGCCAGCCAACGTGAGTTTCATAGCCGACTCCTTTACGGCTGAGGGCCGCCATCGGGCCAGAGCGGCTTCACATCATCGCTGATTGCCCGCTCGATCATTTCCCGGGAGAACGGATGGAAGCCGCTCCCATGATTCCGCCGCTCAAAGGCCGCAAGCCGGTCCCGAGCAAGAAAATATTCCAGGCTCAGGCGTCGCCACTCATCCTCTTCCTCGGGGCTGAGGTCAGGAAGCATCACGGCATGTCCTCCTACGAAGTGACGGGCACCGCTGCCTGCGCAGCCGCGGCCGGTTGATTGCCATTCGTCGCCGGCGTCGGTGGTGGCGGGATGTTCGTCGCACCAGGCTCCGTGTTCACCTTCTCGATTACCGGACTGACGGGCTCCGCGATCGATCCGTCGCTGAAGCTCGCACCGCGTGGCAGCAGGTAGATACCGTCGTCTGCCGGGACTGACTCCAGGTCAACCATCTTCAGGGCGGCCGCACGGTCGATGATGCCCGCGGTGAAGAGCTTCGTCGCCCGATCGGCAACGGCGGTCGCATCCTCCTGCAAGGCGCTGACATTGCTCGTGTCGAACTCGACGAACTGATCCTTCTGTCCGTTGAAGTCATCACGCA